CAGAACTTCAACAATTAACAACACAATAAATATAAAATGAGAAAAATCGGTAAATACGAATTTGACACTGAAGAATTAGCTTTAGCAGCAATAGCTTCACTTGGAACTTCTACAGACGAAGATGGTAACGAATACCCTACACATCCACACGGTATCGTAAAGCTAGGTAATATAGTTTTAGAGCAAGGTGAGTATGATGAAGAAGGAGAGGAAATTAAAGCTCCTGTACTTAGCGAAAAGTACCACTTGGATGTTGCTTGGAAACTAACTGACACTTACAATGAAGATGGTGAGTTAATACCAGCTACACACCCTGAAGGTTGGGAAGACAATGTGGTAGATATAGACAGCGAAGGCGTACATAGCTTCTTTGGTGTTAGTTACTTAGAAAACAAGTTATAGTAATTTAAAGTTAAATAGTGTAACTATATTACTATAAATTAATTAAATTAAATCAAATGGCAAAAATCACAGATGAACAACTTAAAAAAGTTGTAGAACAACAAGAAGAACTTACGTCAGTCTTAAGTCAAATAGGCGTATTAGAATCTCAGAAACACAGCTTGTTACATAAAATAGCTGATGTAAATAAAGAAATAGAAGAGTATAAATCTAAGTTAGAAGAGCAATATGGTTCAATATCAATTGATCTTAAAACAGGTGAGTATACTGAAATAGAGAAAACAGAAGAGTAGTGGATTCAGTTATAAGAAAAATCAGTATAGGTTCTGATTATAAAAACGACGCTATGCATTACTCTATTGGCCAGCAAGTTTATGGTGGTCACGAGATAGCATATATTTTATTCGATGAAGCTGATGGCTCTTATAATATCCATATCAAGAAAAGCAACGAGGTACTGCCGTGGAAGAAGTTTAATTCTAACATGGCTGTATCTGTTGAGTATGATTTAGAGTATTAATGAAGAGCCTGTATGACTTTATCGTTAAACCGATAGGAGATAAATACAACAACACAGTTAAAATAGGTGGCAAAGATGTTTTTGTAAATACAAAAATAGAAAACTGGAAATTTGTAAACCGATTAGCTGAGGTTATAGAAACACCACTAGCATTTAAATCACCTATAAAAAAAGGTGACATAGTGGTTATACATCAAAACGTGTTTAGAACGTTTTATGATATGAAGGGTGAAAAGAAAAAAAGCAGATCATATTTCCAAGATGATTTGTATTTTTGTAGCTTAGATCAAGTTTACTTGTATAAAAACAATACAGGTTGGAACGCTCTAGGAGACAGATGCTTTATAACACCTATAAAAAGTAAAGACACTTTAACGTTAAATAAAGAGCGAAGCCTTGTTGGTATACTTAAATACGGTAATAAGTCGTTAGAAGCTCTTAAAATAAACCCAGGAGACCTTGTAGGCTACAAGCCTAATGGTGAGTGGGAGTTTTTAGTTGAAGGCAAGAGACTTTATTGTATGAAATCTAATGATATTGTAATTAAGTATGAATACCAAGGAGACGAAGAAGAATATAATCCAAGCTGGGCAGAAAGCAGTGGAAGAGTTGATAAAGGTAGCTAAAGAAGCTATTGTTGACTCTGACGATGATATATCTGCTGACAGACTTAAAAACGCTGCGGCTACTAAGAAGCTAGCTATATTCGATGCTTTTGAAATACTAAACCGTATTGAAGAAGAAGAAAATCTTTTAAATGACAAACCTAAAGAAGTTAAAGAAGAAAGAGCTTTTAAAGGGTTTGCGGAAGGGAGATCTAAGTAATGTACGAACAAACGTTATATAAGGTATTAAAAGACCATATAAAACCAAAAGTTGTATCACGTATGAATCGCTATAAAAAGTGGGAGTATGGATATAATAGTGAGCACGACGTTGTTGTTATCAGTAAAACTGGTCAAATAGGTGAGGTATACGAAATACAAAACCTAAAAATAGCTTTACCTAAAGCTGACAACGTTCACACGTTTAAAACTAATAAATGGGAGTACACTGAGTATCCTAAAGAATTAAAAAAAATAAAGTCTGTATTTGATTGGGAGGAATACCCACTAGACTTTAAAGAAAAATGGTATGATTACATCGATAATGAATTTAATAAAAGAGAAAGAGGCTTTTGGTTCTATAATAAGGACTTGGCTACTTACATCACTGGTACTCATTTTATGTACTTGCAGTGGTCCAAGATTGACGTTGGGCAGCCAGACTTTAGGGAGTCAAACAGATTATTCTTTATATTCTGGGAAGCTTGTAAAGCCGACAAACGGTGTTATGGAATGTGCTATCTCAAGAATAGACGTTCAGGCTTTTCTTTTATGGCATCCGGAGAGACAGTCAACATGGCCTCAATATCAACCGACTCACGGTTTGGGATATTGTCCAAATCTGGGCCAGATGCAAAGAAGATGTTCACAGATAAAGTTGTACCAATATCGGTCAATTACCCGTTCTTCTTCAAACCGATCCAGGACGGTATGGACAGGCCGAAGACAGAGCTCGCCTATAGAGTCCCTGCAAGTAAGTTCACGCGTAAGAAACTCGAATCTAACGAGGCGCTCAGAGAACTTGACGGTCTCGACACAACGATCGACTGGAAAAACACGGGAGACAACTCGTACGATGGTGAAAAACTAAAGCTACTTGTACACGATGAAAGTGGTAAGTGGGAAAAACCTAATAATATATTAAATAACTGGAGAGTTACAAAAACCTGTTTAAGACTAGGTTCTAGAATTATAGGTAAATGTATGATGGGCTCAACAAGTAATGCTCTTGATAAAGGTGGTGGTAACTTTAAAAAACTATACAACAACTCAGATGTTACACAAAGAAACGCCAACGGACAGACTCGTAGCGGATTATATAGCTTGTTCATACCTATGGAATGGAACTACGAAGGATACATTGACTCTTATGGCCTACCTGTGTTCAACACCCCAAAGAAACCGATTGAAGGACCTCAAGGTGAAATCATCGATTTAGGTGTGATAGAATACTGGGATAACGAAGTAGAAGGACTTAAGCAAGATCAAGATGCTTTAAATGAATTTTACAGACAGTTTCCACGTACAACTAAACACGCTTTTAGAGATGAATCTAAAGAATCTTTATTTAATTTAGCTAAAATATATGAGCAAATAGATTTTAATGAAGATTTAAAAAATTCTATAAACGTAACAAAAGGTAGTTTCCAGTGGGAGAACGCGGAGCAAGATACAAAAGTAATATTTGTTCCAAATAAAAACGGTAGATTTAATATAACTTGGGTACCAAATGCTGGTATTCAAAATAGAAGATATAGAAAAAATGGTACTAACTACCCTGGTAATGAGCATATAGGTGCATTTGGATGTGACCCTTATGATATATCAGGTACTGTAGATAGAAGAGGATCCAACGGATCTTTACACGGGCTTACTAAGTTTTCAATGGAAGAAGCACCACCAAATCATTTTTTCTTAGAATATATTGCTAGACCACAAACAGCTGAGATATTTTTTGAAGACGTGCTTATGGCTTGCGTATTTTACGGTATGCCTATATTAGTTGAAAACAATAAACCAAGACTGTTATATTATTTTAAACGCAGAGGCTATAGAGGTTTTGCAATGAATAGACCAGATAGAAAATATAGTAAATTATCTGTAACAGAAAGAGAAATAGGTGGTATACCTAACTCTAGTGAAGATATAAAACAAGCACACGCTTCAGCTATAGAGACTTACATAGAGCATTTCGTAGGAATAAAAGAAACAGGCTACGGTGATATGTATTTCCAAAGAACATTAGAAGATTGGGCTAAATTTAATATAAATAACAGAACATCCCACGATGCTTCTATTAGTTCTGGTTTAGCTCTAATGGCTTGTAATAAACATAGATATTCACCGGTAAATAAAATTAAAACACAACCTGTTGACCTAGGTATTAAACGATACGACAACAAAGGTTATACATCAAAAATCATAAATTAATGAGTATATACACTAACACCAATAGCGCTTTTCCAAGTCAAGTAGTTAGCGATGCTGAAAAAGCTAGCTTGGAGTATGGCAGTCAAGTTGCTATGGCTATTGAATACGAGTGGTTCCGATCAGGTAGAACTAACGGTAATAGATACTTAACTAATTGGAATAACTTCCACGAGCTAAGGTTGTATGCTAGAGGTGAACAGTCGATACAAAAATATAAAGATGAATTATCTATTAATGGTGATTTATCTTACTTGAATTTAGACTGGAAGCCAGTACCTATATTATCTAAGTTTGTAGACATCGTAGTTAATGGTATATCACAAAAAACTTATGATGTTAAAGCTTATGCTCAAGATCCTGAGTCTGTTAAGAAAAGAACTAACTACGCCTCTAAAATATACGAGGATATGTTGTCTAAAGAATATTTAGAAAGTTTAAAACAAACTTTAGGTATTGATATATATCAAACAGCTAATCCTGAGTTAATACCAGAATCACCAGAAGAGCTAGAGCTTCATATGCAATTAAGCTACAAACAGTCTATAGAAATAGCAGAAGAAGAAGCTATATCGTCTGTAATGGCTCAAAACAAATACGATCTTATTCGTCGTAGACTTAATATGGATTTAGTAACTTGTGGTATCGCAGCTGCTAAAACTAGTTTCAATACAGCTGAAGGTATCACTGTTGATTATGTTGACCCAGCTTATATGGTTTATTCATATACAGAAGATCCTAATTTTGATGATATATATTATGTAGGTGAAGTAAAGTCTATAACAATACCTGAGCTAAAGAAAGAGTTTCCTCATATATCTGAGGATGAGTTGAAACGTATACAGCAAATGCCAGGCAACAGACAGTACGTTACTGGTTGGGGTGGTTACGATGAAAACACTGTGCAGGTTATGTACTTTGATTATAAAACTTACCATAATCAAGTATTTAAAATAAAGCAAACAGACCAAGGGCTTTTAAAAGCTATTGAAAAAGACGATACTTTTAACCCACCTGAAAACGATAACTTTGAAAGAGTATCAAGGTCTATAGAGGTTTTATACCACGGAGCTAAAGTACTAGGTACTGATACAATGCTAAAATGGGAATTAGCACAAAATATGTCTAGACCTTATGCTGATACTACTAGAGTTGAAATGAACTACGCTATATGTGCGCCTCGTATGTATAAAGGTAGAATAGAGTCTTTAGTTAGTAAGTGTGTAGGTTTTGCAGATATGATACAGCTAACACATTTAAAGCTGCAGCAAGTATTATCTAGAATGGTACCAGATGGTGTATACTTAGATATGGACGGCTTAGCTGAGGTTGACCTTGGTAATGGTACTAACTATAATCCAGCTGAAGCACTTAATATGTATTTCCAAACTGGTTCTATCGTTGGTAGGTCACTCACTCAAGACGGTGAAATAAACAGAGGTAAAGTACCTATTCAAGAACTACAAAGCAGTAGCGGTGGTGCTAAAATACAAAGTCTTATAACTACGTATCAATACTATTTACAGATGATACGTGACGTGACAGGACTTAACGAAGCTAGAGATGGTAGTCTTCCTGATCGTAACACTCTTGTGGGATTACAGAAACTAGCCGCTAGCGCCTCAAATACAGCTACTAAACA